GGCTGAGCCGCATAGTTTCCGTTTTCCAGAGCTATGATGTGTGCGCACTTATGTTCTTGCGGGATCTCTGAATGATCCGTGTCAACGATATTACTCTCTGGATGACCCCAGTCAACTGTAAAAAGATAGGCTCCTGGATACCATTTTTTATCTTTTCCTATGAATTTACAGGACTGACCGTCCAAGACATCAAAAGAAGTAACGCTAGGGTAGTAACTAAAGCAATTCCATAACTCCAACTCATCAAGTCGCATCCTAGGAACCTCTTTGACATCAAAGCCTTTTTGTAGGAATGCAGAGATTGGCAAGCGGTAGAATACAGCTCCGTTTTCCATAATTGCGTGAAAGAGTATAGGACGCCCTGTAATCGATGCGCAACCAAAGACAATACAGTCTTCCACTTCTCCATGGTGTTTCTTAAGATCATAGAGATACTCTCTCCTGATCTGTGCATAGATCACAGGTGTGTTTACGTTCAAGTAGGCCATTTAACATAAAATCCTTAGTTTACTAAAAAATAAATGGCAACAATAACTACTACGATAGCAGCAGATATTTTTGGATTAGCTTTCGCTAATGTCCAGAGTTGTTTCACTTTTTCCATATGTCCTCCTATTCGTCGGTTATTTGTCCCCAATTATTACCACCTTCATAGTCTACTTTATTGGGAACTTCAAGCTTAACACATTCTTCCATAATAGTGCTAATTTGTTTTATTTTGGTTTTATCTCCTCGTGGTACAGAAATATCTAGTTCATCATGGACTTGAATTAAGGGAATAATACCGTTTTTATACAATTCAATCATAGCTTTTTTTGTCATATCTGCCGCGGATCCTTGGATTAATTTATTAAGGGCTTTATAAGTGAAAGCTCTCCTGATCCCTGGTCCGTGTTCCGCGAGCGCTTGATCGTGAGGCAGGGGCGTATGAAGCCCATAATAGGATGGCTCCCATAATGGAAAACGGCACGCTCTGCCGAGTATAGTCCTGATGCGTCCGCGTTCCTGAGCTCTGTCGGAAACTTTATAAGTTAATTGTTTAACGAAAGGTACTCGTTGATCATATTGTTTAATAATTTCTCCTGCTCTGTCTAGGCTTACCTTTAGACTTTCAGACATTTTAGTTTTACCCATGCCATAAAATTTTGCTAGATTAATTGTTTTAGCTTGTTCTCTAGGAATATCAGCCATTTCTGAAACAATCCCGTGAAAATCTGTGTCCTTGTCTTCTTTGTAGGAAGTGACAAATTTATCTACTCCCAATAATTTTTGAAGTGAGGCATAATGAACTACGAGTCTTGGTTCTTGCTGTGAATAATCAAAACATCCCCACTCTTCTTCCTTAGAATCGGGAACAAAAATAGATCTTAATTGATTTCCCATATCTCCTTTGCCAGGAAGTTGTTGGAGATTAGGATGCCTATAAGAAAGTCTCCCTGTTATAGTTCCTCCATACTCAGAACGTAATTGATTTATATCGGCATGGATTCTTCCTTTATGAACATATCTGTAAATACTTTGAATAAAAGTAGTGCGCGCTTTATTAGCGACTCGTGCATTATGAATTAATTTAACGACTGGATGTTTTTGCTTTTCGAAATATTTTTTAGTGAAGGAAGGGGCTTGAGTTTTTTCTGTTCTCGGATAATCTAATTTTAAAGAATCTAATATTTTAGCAACGCTTCGCGCAGCCCAAAGGTCAGGAACGTGACCTGTTTCAATTTTAATGTCTTTTAATAATTGCTCTTCCCTTATTTTTAAACTCTTTTCAATTTTATGAGCATGATCTAGATCAACTTTGACTCCTCGTTCTTTCATCGCTACTAAACAGGGGAAAAGTTCTATTTCAAGATTTAAAATGTTTGATAAATCTTGACGAGTGATTTCTTTTTTAAGCTCTTGCCATAAGGCTAATGTTATCTCAGCATCCTTCTCGGCATATTCCCCTACATACATCGCAGGGAGCTTGTACATTTCTGATTTCGGATCTAGTCCCCAGGCTTGAGCTGCTTCTTGTAATGCGTATTCATTTTTTCCTATCCCGGTATACTCTCTCGCTACAGAATTTAAATCATAGCCTCTTCTATTTTCGTCAACCAGAGAAGTGGTGATCATTGTATCGACAATTTGACCTTCAATCTTTAAGTTTAAAGTTCGAAGCCAGCAAACATCATACAAAGCATTATGAAATATTTTTTTAGCAGGAGTTTTGAGAACGTCCTTAAGCCACTTAAGTACTTGTTTTTTATCCATATTTCCGCCACCTTCGTGGGCAATTGGATAGTAGCCAGACCAGTCTTTTACAGCGAGTGATATCCCTACAATTTCTCCATCGTCCCTGAACATTCCTGGTCCAAGTTTCATTAGATTAGTGTCTTTGGTTTCTAAGTCGATGGCAATTTCATCGTAGGAGCTTAGATCTGGAAATTCATTTGGCTGGACCCATTCAGTTCGAGGTTTGAACAAAGGAGCCTGCATTAAGAATAATCTCTTTCAATAATCATATCGATAAAATGTTTAGCTTTTTCCAAGTCTTGCTTTCCTCCTTTATCCTGATGTCTTAAGATGTATTTAATAACACTTCCCTCAGGATAAAGCAACTTATTCTCGACTACAAACTTGCTCGGCTGAATTTTATATTTAATGTAGTGTTTTCCACCAACCTGTTTTTTCCATACACTCATATCTGTTGTCCGTATACTTCTTGTTCCATTTTCTGAAGGAAATTAAAATAATCAGTTTCAGTATACGATCCGCTTGGTATGCGTGGAGTAGGGGTATGAGAGTCATAATAGTTTATTTGTAATGGATCAAAAGAATGTTCTCCTTTTTTAGCGTTAGGTGTGGGACGCCACATGAATAATCTTTTTTTACTACGCGTGATTCCCACATAAGCCACTCTGATTTCTTCATGTCTATGAGCGTAGGTTTTTTCAGTATAATTTTTCCAGAAGAAATAAGTCCATACATCACAGACTACAACATTGGTAGCTTCTTTTCCTTTAACTGCATGAATTGTACTTAGAATAATATCATCAGCTCGGAACGTAGGATCACGATGCCAAGCTCGTTGAAGATATTTGTTAACCTCTTCTACATCCTCCATGATTTTAACTTTGTCTTTACTTGGTAATTCTATTTCTGGATTGTAGACATCTTTATCTTGAAACCTTATGTGTTTATACCAATCATTTTTAAAACTAAGATTAGGTTTAAAAAAACCCTTAGCCATGAAGTCTTTAGCGGTATACAACGAGCCATCTTCAATAAAGGGGTGTCGTTCCCCTTCAAACTCTTTTTTCTTTACAGCAAAGAAAGGTTTAGAAATACGGGGAAAAAGTTTATAAACCTCCAAACCTAGAATAGGTTTTCCATCTTTAAGAGTGTCCCATAATTTTATTATATCAAGAACATTATCTTTAATTGAATAAGATATTTGTTTGTGCAGTCCTTGAAAACTACTATTATATTTCCAGACCAGTCCGAGTTTTACACATAGTTGAGCCCAGGGTAAAATTTGTTTACTTCCCCGTGAGCAAATAATCCAATCTTCTTTCTTTTGTAGAGCTTGCGAAAGATCCATGGGGTCCGATATTTGAAAAATGGATCCTTCAACAAGTTGTTTTGTCTCAGGATCGATTCGTGGTTTAAATATTTTTTCTTTCCGATATTTAGGACTAATATTATGTATGACTCGTTGAGAAAAATCTAATATCTTTCTAGGCAGACGATAAGATTGATCGAGAATTTTTTCGTTTTCTTTAGGGGCTTTCCATGAGAGAAAGTCTGCTGGACTCGCGGATGTAAAATAAAAAATAGATTGGTCATCATCTCCTGCCAGAAAAATATCATCACATTTTTCTCTTATCTTTTTGATGACAGCCCATAATAAAGGATTAAGATCTTGGCATTCGTCCACAAAGACAGCGTTATATTTTGGAAAATTAATATCTTTTTTTAAAACTCGGCAGAGCATGTCTTCAAAGTCTATACGTCTATTGTCTCTTTTATATTTATTGTAAAGCGTGTAAGTGTGTTCTAAATCCTGTCGATGAATATTATTGTATTCTTGTTCGTCGTGGTTATCATAATAATGTTCAATAGATTTCCAGGAGTCACCATGAGAAAACGTTGTGCGAGCTCGTTGAATAAGTTTTAATTTTTTATCTACCAGGCTGGATCCTAGCTCTTCAACATCAGCGAATTCTTCAGCATCAAATTCATCCGCTTTAGGCCATTCAGATACAGGAATATTGATGAGCATCCTGAATTGTTTTTGCTGAGCTTTGCCAAATAGTTTAGGTTTAGGCGCCGGGAATTCATTTAAACATAAAGAATGAATTGTCCTAATGGCTTTTACTTGTTCCTCTGTGAGTCCTAATTCTTTCTGGCATCGGTGTTTTAAAACTTCTGCAGTTGTTCGAGCAAAACCGATCAACAATAAATGTTCAGGAGCAAAGCCGTAGTTTAAATATTCTTTTAAACGTTCTAAGATATAGGTTGTTTTTCCAGTTCCCGGAGGACCAAAAATTTTAAAATCTCTACGTAGGTTAGGTACAATTTTTCTCAGAACGGCACCTCGTCTTCGCCAATTCCAAAATCGGGGATTTCAAGATCTACTTTTTGTTCCTCAAATTCCT